AATCACGCCACACCTCTGTTAAACCTGTAATGGTTGGTTGTGGCTGTCCAGCCCAATGCAGCGCGTTATACCAATCTGCACCCACTTGGTAATGCTTGATATTAAGTGTTGCTAAATCAAGTAGAGGCGGTTTATCTGGTGCTGAATCATTATTCACCGCGCCAACAAAGGTAAACGGTATTTCACTCCATGCTGAGCCATTACCTTTGCGTGGAGTAATACTTTGAAATAACTCAAAGCTTTCACCGTTTTTACGGTAAACCTCTTGCACATAAGCGCCATCGATCAGCCTTAAAACTCTTAGCTGCTCTTTCGCTTTAAACTCAAAATCATCAATCTGTTCAATATGCGATTCTTCTAAGACAACGAGCGATAATTTATGAACACCGCCTACCTGTTCTGTGCGCCAGTTTTTAATGCTGGCAGCATCATAACGGGTAATAGTTGGCCTAATATTGCCTGATTGCTGGTCGGCTTTTGACGTAGCAGTTACCGCCGGATAATCAGTTAATAAACCTGCGCGTCCATTAGTAAGAGCGCGAGATAATGTCATTTGTGCCTGTTGATTTAAACCGACACCCGCGCCATCAATGTCATTAACAGCAAAATCTAATGCTGTAGGGATTATTAACTCTGGCTTTTTGCTAAACGCCAAGCCTAGCAATGCTTTTAACGTTCTACCTGTTGCGTTTAATAATGACGCTCTTTGCTTGTATTTAACATATAACTTATCAGCATCATCTTGTGTTGACGGATTAGGCAGGTACAGCTCACGCCCATTTTTTACCGACTCCTCGCCTGCAACAACATCATTTACCAGTTGCCATGAAGCATAGCTGCTTGCATATTCTGGTCGGTTGAAGTTTACACTCATTAATAATTAACTCTTAGTGATGTTGTCATTGCGATAGGGTTATATTCAAATTCGTAATCAATCATGTAGCCAATGGCTGTAGTGATATGTTGATACTGGTCGCTATCATCTTCTTGGAAGGATGAACCTTTTTTAAGTTGAACCGTTGCTAAGCCTTTATCGCAATATTTTGCTTTAGACGGGTTAACAAATAATGAAGTATCGCCCGAAGCGGTTTTAATCTTTGCTCTAACCGCGTTTTGACGGTCTTTTATTGCTGGATGCTTGTTCTTTACTCTGCGCTCAAATTTCCAACCGTTATCGCGTAGCACAGCTTCTATATCGGTATAGTCCGAAGCGTGCCCGTGCTTCTCGCCTGCTCTACCTGCTGGATCACCATAAATAATCACGTTTTTGTTTTGGTGAGCATCGAATTTCTCAACAAACTCAACGGCTGATTGTCGTGATATAGCAGACGTTAAAATAATCTCATCAAGCAAATACACATTGTTTTGCTCTCTTACACCAATCGCGCTTGAAAGTGGTGTGTAGTTTTGGTCATGCATCCACAATAACTGTTCATGTGGCTGTATGACTCTATCTGTATGATTGTGCTTGCCGTAATCCTCGTATATTCGGCCTGTTGCCGTTTCAAATGAGGCTTCAAATTCCTGACTAAATTGCTTTTTAGTCATTTGTCTCTTAGCTGACTCTATTACATCAGCCGGTAGAATTTCAGCGCTTTTCCAGTGGTAGTAGCCCCACGCTGGATCACCTGAATTTAAGGCGTATTGTGCCAAATCATAATAATGATTAAGGCCATCAGGTACACCCAATAGCCAACACCAAGCTCTATACTCTGGCCTCGTTGGGTTTACCGTGTTTAATGCTGGCAATATATGCGCTTCCCACGCATCAGGCTTAATATCGGCTATTTCATCAATGCCGCCACCTGTCCAGTTAATACCTTCTATCCTTTCTGGCCTATCCAGACCGATAAAATGTATCTCTGTACTGTTAGGGAGGTATATCTTTAGCTCTGACTCAGAGGGTGTTTTGTTATGGGTAGCTGAAAGCGTTAATGCCTTCATGTCATCCCAATAAATCTTTTTAACTTGAGCGTGTGTCGGTGCTGCTACAAAGTATTTTTCGTTTGCGTTCTTCATTGCCTGCTTAGCAACAAATCGCTTAAAACGCTCTGTCTTACCTGAGCGCCTACCGGCTGGCACTACTGGAAAGCGTATGCCGTTTGGCACCGCTTCAACTAATGCACGTTGAACAGGATGCTCTTTTAATTCATACCAGCGCTTAAATTGCCTTTCGAGTAAAACATTCAATTAGGCAACCTGTCTGCTAATTCTTTTAAGTCGTCAGATATGTCATGCGTCTGGTGTACTTGTTCTTTGTACGCACCAACCGCTGTGTGTTTACCCATTAACTCTAAATTCTTGAGCTTATCGGGTAGTTTAATTTTCTTTAGAAAGCCGGATAGTTCTTTTTCACCATCAAGATATTCAAATAGTTCAGATACATCAAAGCCATTTAATGATGTACGCCATGCTTTAGGCCATTCGGATAAAGGTCTAAGCGCTCTAAAATCATCACTAACAATATCGAATATATCTAACTGGTCTATTTCTTCATGTCGCTTTAAAACGTAATCAGCATCAATCTGTGTACGCTCTAGGCGTTTCTGCTGCGCCTCAACTATAGCCTTTTGGATTTCAGGTTTATTCAGGTTTTCCGGACCAATACTATAGGCTGTCTTCTCGCTATAACCAGACCTAATAGCCGCCTGCTTAGCATTTAAGTCTTTTAAGTATTCCTCTACGAATAACTGTTGTTTTGCATTTAATGACATCTCAGCCCCCGACTTCGATGTTTAACGGCCCTGCCGCACTTATGCGATTCCTTTAAGGTTGTTCGCTTTTCTTAACTTCAAGCTTGTAGTGCTTATGCTTGTAGTACCAATTAACTAGAAAGGTTCCTAACAGTGTCGCGGCACCCACAGCCTGCATCCAATCAACTTGAGCTAAAAAACCAAACAAAGCT